AAAAATGCTTTTACAAGTGGCGACTGCAGTATCTCCACCTCCAACCATAAGACAGTATCCACGATCCAAACCATAAACACCACCGCTAGTGCCACAATCAATATATTGGATACCCATCTTTGCCAGACGTTCTGCTCTCTTCCGACTGTCCTTAAAATTGCTATTGCCATGATCAATAATAATATCTCCTTCACCACAATATCGTAGTAACTCATTAATCGTCTCCTCTACTGTTTCTGCAGGTACAACCATTTGAAAGATTCCTGGCTTATTCTGTCCCTTGACTACTTGAACAAGGCTTTGTATTGAAGATGTAACTCCATTAACATATCCTTTTTCATATGCTTCTTGTGCTTTTTCATAATTTCTACGGTATCCCCAAACCTCTATTCCTGCCTTCATCATACGACGAGACATTCCTTCTCCCATTCGCCCTAGTCCAATCAATCCAACTTTCATTTTTCCCAATCCTCGTAAATTTTTCTAAAATACACATCAACTTTTGATAAACTATCCAAGTGAATATCACAAACATAATTATGGTCATCACACCATTGCAATGCAATTTCATGAAACTTTTCTTCACTCATAACTCGTTTGACGCCATACAATCTGGAAAATGATGACATCACAAAATGCCAACACTGATCTTCAGATTTCATTTTTCTTATCTAGGACAGAATCCCAATCCTTCTGGAAAAGTTCTAGACCTTTATCGGTCATAATGTTCTTATACATTGCCCAGAACACAACAGGAGGAATTGTAACTACATCTGCACCAGCAAGAGCAGATTGTTCTACTTGTCTAACATCACGAAGAGATGCAGCAAGAATTTGTGTAGATGTTCCTGAATAATCAAATGCCTTACGAATATTTTTAATCAACTCAATTCCATCAATTGAATTATCCATCCAACGACCAACAAATGGTGAGATGAATGTTGCTCCTGCTTTTGATGCAAGAATTGCCTGAGCGACTGAGAACACAAGAGTTACATTTGTTTTAATTCCTTTATCAGAAAGTTTCTTACAAACCTTAAGTCCTTCTACAGTACAAGGAACTTTGATTGTAACTGTAGGGGCGATTGTATAATAATTTTGTGCTTGTGAAAGCATTTCTTCAGCAGTATCAGCGACAACTTCTGCAGAAATACTTTCTAGTTTTGAAAAAGAATTTGATATTTCTTCAATAACTTCTTGAAGTTGCCTACCACTTTTAAGAATCAAAGTGGGATTTGTGGTAACTCCATCTAATAGTCCAGTCTCATATGCTGGACTAATCATTAAAACGTCGGCAGTATCTAAAAAGATCTTCATATAAAAGTAAGAACTCATAAGTAATTATACGGAGTTCTTGTTGAGGTGTTAGATTTTGTTATGAATTAAAGATATTATAGGTCTTGTGCGACAGACAATATAAACATAATAATACCAAAGAGTTCGAAGAGGAAGAGTATTAGAAGAAATGCCATAAAAAAAGGAGTCCTTTTGGAACTCCCTTATTTATTTTTAGAGTGCATTGCCTCTCGGAAGTACTTCCTCTGGGAACACAAAATTCTCATGAGGTTGATCTGCTGGTGCCATCCAAGCACGAAGTCCCTCATTAAGGAGGATATTTTTCGTGTAGAATGTTTCAAACTCAGGATCTTCAGCGGCACGAATCTCCTGACTTACAAAGTCGTAAGCACGAAGATTAAGAGCCAGACCAATGATACCAATGCTACTAGTCCATAACCCCATGACAGGTACAAACAGCATGAAAAAATGAAGCCAACGCTTATTACTAAAAGCAATGCCGAAAATCTGTGACCAAAAACGATTTGCTGTAACCATCGAATAGGTCTCTTCCTCTTGGGTTGGTTCAAATGCTTTGAATGTATTTGCTTGCTCACTATCCTCAAATAAAGTGTTTTCTACTGTTGCTCCGTGAATTGCACAGAGCAGTGCTCCTCCCAGTATACCAGCAACTCCCATCATATGAAAGGGGTTGAGGGTCCAGTTATGGAAACCTTGAAGGAATAGAAGGAACCTGAAGATAGCAGCAACACCAAATGAAGGTGCAAAGAACCAACTGGACTGACCCAGTGGATACATCAAGAATACAGAAACAAATACTGCAATAGGACCAGAGAATGCGATTGCGTTATAAGGTCGGATACCTACAAGGCGGGCAATCTCAAACTGACGCAGCATAAATCCGATCAGAGCGAAAGATCCGTGGAGTGCCACAAAAGGCCAGAGTCCCCCAAGTTGGAACCACCTGACGATATCCCCTTGAGCCTCAGGACCCCAGAGCAGAAGAAGAGAATGACCCATAGCGTCTGCTGGAGTACTAACTGCTGCAGTAAGAAAGTTTGCACCCTCAAGATAGGAACTTGCCAACCCGTGAGTATACCAACTCGTAACGAAAGTTGTCCCAGTAAGCCAACCACCAAGAGCAAGGTAAGCAGTGGGAAAAAGAAGAAGTCCAGACCAGCCAACAAAAACGAAACGGTCTCTCTTAAGCCAGTCATCGAGTACATCAAACCATCCTCTTTGTGAAATTGGTCGTGAAAGTGTTGAAGAAGTCATAACCTCCTATGTATTTCTCATATTTATCTTAACACTCCTTAACAAAGAGGTCAATAAGTGTTTCTACTCATTCATAAATCATTCCAACGGTCAGTAAGACAAAGCAAAGTATCGTGAATACCATAAGTCCTATACCTGCCCAGATTATCCACTCAGGCATCTTTTCGTATTCAGTATTATGAGACATTGTTTTTATGCTTTTTGACATATTCAATCATATTCCCAATCAATTCAACATCTTCATTAACATATCCAATTGTCCTATTACAAACATTGCAAAGAAGTCCCCTAACCTCACCAGTTTTATGATTGTGGTCAACATAGAAAACATCTACTCCTCCACCTCTACCAGATTTTCTACCTTTTGGGTCGGTAGATTTGCAAATAGCACACCTATGTCCTTGTTTCTCTAAAAGAATATTATATTCTTGAATACCAATACCATAAACTCTTTTCAAGTTTTCATCTCTTTTTTTGATAGGGTCATAATTCTCTTGTTGTTTTTTTACATAACAAGATTTACATTTGCCGTGATGACCATAGGGTTTCCCATTCCTTACAGTTTGATAAAACTCTGTAAGTGGTTTTTGTTGATTGCAGATTTTACAAGTTTTCATAATCGTTTTAGATATTAAAGTTATTATAGCATAACTTCAACTATTTAGCAACAAAAAAGGGTCCCGAAGGACCCTCATTTTAATAAGAATTGCTTATCAACCAATGGAAGGTGCAGTCAAGGCAACAGGGGTTGCTTCGGCAGCAGCAAGGTCCAATGGAAAATTATGGGCGTTTCTCTCATGCATCACTTCCATTCCAAGTCCAGCACGATTAAGGACATCCGCCCAAGTATTAATTACTTGACCTTGATTATCCAGAATACTCTGGTTGAAATTCAGTCCGTTGAGATTAAAAGCCATCGTAGAAACACCAAGAGCGGTGAACCAGATGCCTACAACGGGCCAAGCAGCAAGGAAGAAGTGCAGTGAACGTGAGTTATTGAAGGAAGCATATTGGAAAATAAGGCGTCCAAAATAACCGTGAGCAGCAACGATGTTATAAGTCTCTTCTTCTTGTCCGAACTTGTAACCATAGTTCTGTGACTCATTCTCAGTGGTTTCACGAACCAGAGAGGAAGTAACTAGAGAACCGTGCATAGCAGAGAACAGAGAACCACCGAACACACCAGCAACACCAAGCATATGGAAAGGGTGCATCAGAATGTTATGCTCTGCCTGGAACACAAGCATATAGTTGAACGTACCAGAGATACCCAGGGGCATTGCATCAGAGAAAGAACCTTGACCGAAAGGATAGACCAGGAATACAGCAGATGCAGCAGCAACAGGAGCACTGTAAGCAACCATAATCCAAGGACGCATACCTAGACGGTAAGAGAGTTCCCATTCACGACCCATATAGCAGTAGATGCCAATGAGGAAGTGGAAGACAACAAGTTGGAAAGGTCCACCATTGTAAAGCCATTCATCAAGAGAAGCAGCTTCCCAGATGGGATAGAAGTGAAGTCCGATTGCGTTAGAAGAAGGAATAACAGCACCAGAGATGATGTTGTTTCCGTACATCAGAGAACCAGCAACTGGTTCACGAATGCCATCAATGTCCACAGGGGGAGCACCGATGAATGCGATGATGAAACAAGTAGCAGCAGCAAGCAGCGTTGGGATCATCAGAACACCGAACCAACCAACATAAAGACGGTTATCGGTTGAAGTTACCCAGTTACAGAATTGTTCCCAGGTATTTTCGCCAGAACGGCGTGAAGCGATTGAAGCAGTCATTTGTTTAAAAGGGTAAGTAAAAGTCCAGGGGGGACTGGATGGTTACAGTATATCCCACAACACCCTCCATTGTGGGTATGAGAGACGTTTTTATACACCCCATAGGTCTCGGTTAATGGGTGTTTGACAATGTTAAGAATTATGTGAATTCCGTAACATTTGTTTACCTATTTATCATAGCACGGTCTCTCGTCAGCGTCAAGCCCCCATATGGGAGTATCTTGCTAAATACTTGTAGTGTTTATCACAAAAATAAGAAAAATGAAAAGACTTCTATTAGCCTTTTCGTTATTCTTTGTTACTCCTGTAAGTGCTGCTGAAATTACATCAAGAATTACTGATTCTGTTCAACTTGGTGTTCAGGGTGCTGCGGTACAATCAACTCGAATTGGAGCATCATACTCTACTTCTGGAACAAATGTTGAATTCAGCGGTCAAAACACAAGTTTTGGTCTAAGTCAAACTGGTGGATATAGTGATGCCACACCAACTATCGATACTCCAGGTCAAGCATTTAGTTTCTCAGAAACTTTCAATGCTGCTGATACAGCAGTCACCTCTCAGTCGGTTAGTGGTGGAGTTATTGCTTCTCCCAACCTTTATGGGGATAGTGTTACTCAGTTAGCAGGAGACAAGGGTTCTCTTGCTGGTACTTTATCACCTACTGGTGTTCCTACTGTAACTGCTGGTGGTCCTGGAACTACCGCAACTGCACAGCGTAGTATAGAACTGAGTGTATTCAAATGAGACATATCCTAGCAGGTTTATTCCTGCTAGGGTTTTCTTGTCCTGCCCTAGCAGAATCCGTCGTGCCTAATTTTACCAGAGGCACCATTACGGCAACAACAGAATCAACAACAAAAGTTATAGAAGCTATACGCCAGGTGGAATACACAACTGGCACATCTTATACTGTGACTGGAACTAATATTAACATTCCTGGCACTCCTCAACAAGGAGCAAACTACAGTATTATGAATCAAGGTGGCGCATTCCAGTTTAGTGAGACTTATCTCGGCCCTGGAGTGGCTAAAGAAACATGGATAGATCGCACAACCGAAACTCAATCTACTACAAACTCGGTTTCAGTCTTTACTCAATAGTGATAAGTTCTGGAGTTGCCTTTGGACAAGCAGCTCCAGCACCAAGTAATACCAACATTGCAGGTCCATCAGCATCTGCTACTGGCAATGTTACTAATCAAGCAGTGCAGGTATTGCAAGGTCCTTATGCAGTTAATACTTACGGTAATGGAGTGTCTTGCCAAGGAGCAACATTCTCTCTATCCCCATTCGCATTAAAAAGTGGAAATGGTAGTGATGACCCAGATACATTTGCTTCCAGAAATCATAACTGGGGCGTCTCTGCTGGTATCAATATTCCTCTTGATGGTGGATTGATGGAATTATGTAAAGAAAGAGCACGAACAGAAATTGTCAGACAGAAAGCAGAAACAGACAAATCAAGATTAGATTTTGAACTTGTTAGATTACTTAAATGTGGTGAAGCAATTAAATCTGGAATATCATTTCACCCAGCCAGTCCATATTACAAAGTTTGTGCAGATATAGTTGTAAAATATCCACAACCAATAAATATATCGTTACCCGAACAACAGAGCGATGGCAAAGTCAGCAAATAAAGGTAAGAAAGGTTCTGCTGGCGGAAAACAATCGAAACAAAACCAAGGCAATGCAACTGCCAAGAAAGCAAAGAATGGTGGCAAGAAAAAGTGAGGATGTATGCCAAGAGAGTGGAACACTCCAAAACGTGAATGTTGGAACGCTCCAATTCATAAAATACTTGGTGCAATAGATAATCACACACGTCTTCATTTAGAAACTGGTGATTACTGGCACGAAGAACAAGCACAGATTTTAAGAAAGTACGTTAAAGATTTAAAAGTCTGGATTCATAAACAAGAAGGAGTTTGGAATGAATAAACTTTCATTAGCATTATCAGTATTAAGTTTGTCGATTAGTGGTGCTCTTTGTGTAGGTGCTTATATTACTTACCAAAAGGCACAAAAGATTTTAGACAATCCAGAAGCATTTGTTGGTGCTGTTGTAGAGAAGCAGGTCAACAAAGCATTTGAGAAATTGCCCATCCCCAAACTAAATACTGGGAGTATTAAGTTTCCTTTCTAATGGACAATAAAGATCCTTATATCTATAGAATACGTCAAATTCATAAGGTTGTAGATGGCGACACTATTGACGCTGACATTGATTTGGGTTTTGATATCTCCCTTACTAAGCGAATTCGTCTTGCTGGTGTCGATACCCCAGAAAGTCGCACAGCAGATGCGAACGAAAAGAAATACGGACTTGAATCAAAAGAATGGTTGAAGCATCGTTGTGAAGGTGCTAAGAACATTCTCATCAAGACTGAACTTCCAGATTCCACAGAAAAGTATGGAAGAATCATTGGACATCTGTTTATTAACGATGAACCAACATCACTGAATGAGCAAATGATTGTTTCCGGATATGCTTGGGAATACGATGGTGGCACAAAGAAGAAGAAGAACTTTGCTGAACTTGACGCAAAGCGTAAGAAGTGATTTACTTTAATATTGTTAGACTATTCTTAATCATTTGGAGTGCTTGTATGATTTCTGCTGTGGAATCTGTTGCGATTCGTACAGAAGGACAAGTGGAACTTGAAAGTACAAGTAGAGATGCATATGCAAAAGTTCTTGTACTTGCTGTTGGTTCTTTTCTTGGTGATGCTGCTTTTAAGTTAAAGAAAACTCAAAAATGAAAAGAATAGTCTTACAACTACTAATTCTAGCAAGACTTCTAACTCACGATGGAATAATGCTTGAAAATAGAAGACCTATTCCTAACAAGCAACCGCCAGAAATTATTAGATTTATTAGACGCCCCGCAAGAAGGGGAAGAAAAAAATCTAAAATGATAGACGGGCTGCCAGTTTTTTGGCAATCTTTTTAGCAGGGGCATAGAGAGACTTAAATCTTTCTTGCCCTTCTTTTGTGAATTTATCTTTGATTACATCATCAATAATAATCTTATTTTCAATTTCATATAATACATTCTTTTCTACTTCATCACGAAGGTATTGCTCCACATTAGATGTTTGGGCAATTAGGCGTGTTCCTTCTGATGAGTATTCAAATATATCAATATGTCCACCTTCTGCCATAACATAATGCAGAACAGGTTTAACTTGTTTGATTTTAATCTTGAACTTATTTTTTGTTGCTTCTTTAATAAATGGTTCAGCAGCATTTTTGAGAACATTAAGAACTGCTGATGATGCCATCGTAGCGGCAGTTGTTACTACTGCGACAGCACCAGCCGTAGCAACAAGAGAAGGGTCAGGTAAATTAATATTGACACCATAAACACTAAAGGTTGGTGTTGTTGGTTTATCTGCTGGTATCTCAGCAATCGGCGCTTGAACAGGGGGGGTTTGGGCAACCTGAGGCACTTGAGGAGGGGAGTCAGGCAAACCCCTACTCTTCTCTTGCTGAGATTGCTGCTCCTGCTGTTTTTGTGCCTTTACAGAAGCATCAAACTCTGCCTGGGTAGGAACATTAATAATTGGATACTTTAAAGAAGGATCTGGTGCTTCAAATATTGGAAGTTCCAGACCCCTTGTAATAGGAAGTTGAAACCTAGACTCTACCGACTGGGACGGTATTATTGGTTTCGGTATCTCCTGAATCACAGTTTGGGCAAGATGCCTCTGCGATATCTGCTGGAGGTTCTGGTTCTGGAGTTGGTTCAACTGCGGTGATTGCAGGTTGGGAATTTGGTTTGGCATCGTCGTCCTTGTCATCTCCCTTCTTCAAGGTATCAACTCCAAAGGTTGCTGCAGCAGCGGTGAATACTGTAGCAATAAATGTAGGGTCCATCTTGGCAAGAAGACCAGCATAACTAGCAGTAAGAAGAGCAGCACTCCAACTTAAAACTGTAATCCTAACGATGGTGCTCATACATTTGTCCTTTTTTTGTGATTGTTCTGACATTGTTGGTAAGTTAGGTAAGTAAGTTTACTTAATAACTTCACAGCAACGAGCATAGTATTTCTTACGGTCATCTAGACCGTTGTATCCACCGTTGACTCTTTTTGTAACTTGATCGACACTTGGGTTTGAATCACATAAAGCATTCATATTATTATTATGCCACCAGAACCCAGCTGATGTCATAGGATACTTATTAGCAACGTAGGAAACTCCTTCCATTACTTTAGGATCCTTGATATAATTTGCAAATGCCTGATAGTTTGCACGTCCGGTCATCTGGATATATCCGGCACCCTTGAACCTCTTTCCGTCACCAGATTGAGTATTTCCAAGATCAGAACGACCTTCATAGTCAGCACCGGATGCTAACTCTTCTTTATATCTTCCACCACCACTTTCATGAGAAATTTGTGAAAGGAAGTGTCTGATACGAACTGGTGTATTGATCTTAAAGAAACTAAGACCACTATTCATTTCAGCAACTTCTGCATCGGTGATGAGATTTTCACCACAGTTCCAAATATAAGCAAGTTGCTTTTTGGATACTAGTTGTTCGCCACCACCACCTGAAGATGCAGGAGCAGAGGCACTAGTCTTTTTTCTGTAAATCTCTGCCCAATCTACTTTATCTTCAAGATACTTAACTGGTAGGTTATCTTCTAACCACTGAACTGCTTTTACATGATTGGGGTTCTTTTCATCATAAAATTTGAAAAAGTTATGTAAATCTATTTTTGCCATTGTCGTCTCCAAAGTATTTGTTGAAAAGTTCAGAAGCTTCTTTGTGCTTCCCACGGTTTGTAAGATCTTTTACAATCTTTAAAATTTTTGCTTTAAATCTAGTTGAAGATTCTTCCCCACCCATCATTACCTCCTGGGCACCAGCGATGCTTAAGCATTGCTTTTGTGTAAATGGTTTTCTTACCATTTGTTACTGGACCAGTGTAGTTGTCATTACATGAACCATATGGGTCATTACAGTAATACCCCTTACCGTCTGGAGTCTTACCAATGACTACAACCATGTGCCCACCAGTAGGTGCAGATAAAGAACCCCTATGTAGGATACCAATAACAACAGGTTTCCCAGCATCAAGACTCTTATCAATGTCAGCAAAAGAAAGATTGTAACTGAAGTGTGACTTAACTCCATAAGCTTCCAGAACTCTTGTCTGTACAGCGTGGTCAGTTGTGTCACCAATCTCAAATACTTTCTTAACGTATTCGTCATCGCCCTTAATAGACCCTGGCTTCAGGAAAGCAAGGCACATTGCACAGGATGAAGAGTTACACGTTCTATGTGCATCTCTATAGTTATCTACTTGATTAAAATATGGGACATCGAGCACTGCTGGAGTTGGTGGTTTTGTTCTGTAAATACCAATCCAGTCAGTCTCCGAGTCATCTAAAAATTGTGTAGGAAGATTATCTTCCAACCATTGAACTGCTGCCACATGATTCGCGTTACCATCGTCATAATATTTAAAGAAGTTATGAAGATCTAACGTCATTGTTTTTGTATAAACACTGAATATATTTATTAAAAAAGCGTCCTTTCGGACGCTTTGATTATATTCAAACAGAAACGGTTTCCCGCACAGTAGATTTTACATAGTCATAAACCTTTTCTGGAGTAGTCTCCTCATAAGGATCAGTGTCTGCATTATCACGCTGACCTGCTTCAACGAACAGTTTTTCAATAATGCCGTTTTCTACCACAGCAGCGTAACGCCAACTGCGCTCACCGAATCCAAGATTCGACTTGCTAACGAGCATACCCATTGAACGGGTGAAGTATGCGTTTCCATCAGGAATTAATTGTACATTTTGAATGTTTTGATCTTGTGTCCAAGCATTCATAACAAATGCATCATTCACAGAGATGCAGTAAATAGCATCAATACCAAGTGCATGAAACTCTTCAAACTTCTCTTCAAATCCAGGAAGTTGATATGCAGAGCAAGTAGGAGTAAATGCACCAGGTAGTGAGAAAATCACAACACGCTTATCATCAAAAAGTTCTGAGGATGTACGAGTTACGAATTCTCCAGACTCACGAAAGGTAAATTGAACTTGTGGAATTTGATAACCTTCTTTACGCATTTTAACCTCCATCAGAATACGCCAGGAATAATTTGACCAGTGGTGAGATAAGAACCAGTAGCGGCAATAAATCCAATCATTGCTGCCCAACCGTTAATACGCTCAGCGCGTTCAGTAAAAAGATTTTTCATTTTGTTTCTCCTTGATAAGAATGGTGTTGTTTAAGTTCAGGATTGGATTGGGAAGAAACCACAGGGTTTCTGGTTTTATTTTTGATGACGATAAATGCATCATTCTGATAAGTTATAGTTCCGTATGGTTTCGCCCACTTTGGATTGGCATCTGGGTGGGTAGCAGTTCCTGTTGCTGCCACACCGCCAATTTCTACCACAATTTCATCATCACGATCCCAGTTAAGTTCTTGAAGGGCAAGACTAAGTTGCCCCAGCATTCCAGCACTCATCAGTAAGTTTCTGCGACTTTCTCTACAGCATAACTCAGAAGTACAAAGAATGCAACTCCAGTGAGTGTAAAGATTACTTCAGACATCAGAATACACCGAAGAAGAAGTTACCTGTAGCAGCATAAGAAATAATACCTGCTACAAAACCCAGCATTGCCCAACGACCGTTAGCAAGTTCTGCTCGTTCGTTATGTGTCATCATCCCATACTTAATGGCATCAGCATCAGAAATGTACATTTGCGGTTCTCGGGCAAACATATTCTGTTGCCCACGCTCATTAGTCGTTACAGTCATTTTCGTTTTATTACGAATTGTTACACAATTATATAGGAAAAAGAAAGGGGTGTCAAGCACCCCCCGTGTATCCGATTTTACAGATTAGATTAGAACTTAAAGGTTGTCTGAACCAGAGCACCGAAGGTATCAAGACCATCAGTACCAGTAGGATTGCTCAAATAGAACACAGCAGGAGTTACAGCGATTTTATCGGTAACTTGCATCTTGTAATATGCTTCAAGTGCATAGTTGCCATCTTGAGCATTTACATCATTCTGCTTGGTAACAAAGGTAGGTTGTCCGACTGCAAATCCAAGAGCATTACCCTTAGCGAGTACATCCTTCCAAACCAAACCAGTATACCAAGACTGAGAAATAGTATCACCACCTTCAGTATAACCAGAGTTATTATAACCCCAACCAGCAGAGATTGAAGGAATAATACCAGAGGTGGAAGGTTGCCAGTAACCAGCAAGAGAGAACGAGTTAGTCTGACCACCAGTT